CAACAGCGCAGAGGAACTGCAACTCAATGGACAGATGCAGATCCAATTTTGGCAGCAGGAGAAATTGGGTTTGAGACTGATACCAACCAGTTCAAAATTGGCGATGGTGTAAATAACTGGTCAGATCTCTCCTACTTTAAGAACCTAGAAGATCTAGGAGGATCCCTTGATGATTACGTTCCAGTAACAACTAAGGGCCAGGCAAATGGTGTGGCAGAACTTGACTCATCAGGAAATGTCCCAATCTCACAACTTGGAAACCTCATTGACGGTGCTCCAGAAGCACTAAATACACTTAATGAACTTGCAGATGCACTAAATAATGATCAAAATTTTGCAGCATATATTATTGGAGAGGTCAATGCAAAGGCACCAAGCCATAATGCTGAACTCACTGGTTATCCTACTGCACCAAACTTAGAAGCATCAGATAACTCTACAAAGATTGCAACTACTGCGTTTGTAAAGCAGCAGGGGTATGGATTAGATTCAGATATTACAAATCTTGAAACAAGAGTTACAACAGCAGAGGGAGATATCGATGCCCTAGAGACAACTTCATCTGGACTAGTATCAAATATGACTACAGCACAAAATGACATTGACTCACTTCAAACAACAACATCAACACACACATCAAGCATTTCAACAATATCTGGACAAATAACAACACTTGAAACAGTGACAACTGGTCACACAACAAGTATTGGAGAAATTGAGTCAGACGTATCAGCAGCACAGTCCGATATTTCTTCAATTCAGTCAGATTTGACAACAGCAGAAGGAAATATCACAACCCTACAAGGTGATCTTGATACAGCAGAAGCAACACTTTCAACAACTACATCAAACTTTAACGCACACGATGCAAAGACAACAAGTGTTCACGGAATCGCAGATACTTCAGCACTTGCAACAAAGGCATATGCCGATGCAGCAGCAACGACTGTAGGAGGAACTGCTTCTAATGCACTTTCTGCCCATGAATCAGATACAACATCTATTCACGGAATCGCTGATACATCTAAGTTGGTAAAAACAGATTCAGCATCTACAACTCTTGATGGAAACTTGACAGTCCAGGGAGACCTGACTGTAAACGGAACCAACTTTGCAGCATCTGCAACAACTATTACAATCGAAGACAATCTTGTTCAACTCGCTCACCAAAATGCAGCAAACACAGTAGATCTTGGAATCGTAGTTGCTTACAATGATGGTGGAGCAAAGCATGCAGGTCTTGTAAGAGACGTTTCTGATAATGAGTGGAAACTGTTTAAGGGTGTTACAACAGAGCCTACAACAACAGTAGATTTTACTCAGGGATCACTAGACAATCTTGAACTAGCAGGTCTTATTGCTTCATCAGCAACAATTGGTGGAGTTGCCTTTACAGAAAAGGCAAATAAGACAGCAGATATTGCATCAAAGACAGGGGCATACACATTTGTCACTGGAGATGTAAATATGATTCTTGAATTCAACTCAGCGTCTGGTGCAAATTTCACAATTCCAGCAGACAACTCATTCTGGCCAGTAGGTCAGAGACTAGAAGTATTGCAGGTTAACTCAGGACAAGTAACGATTGTTGGAGGATCAGGTGTAACAGTCAATGGAACACCTACAACCAAGACAAGAACACAGTGGTCTGGAGCAACAATTATTAAGAGAGCCGCAAACGTATTCGTTGTCGTTGGCGACCTAGCCTCTTCATAAAAAGCAGTATAATTAAAAAATAGGAATGGGAGATTTAAAATATGGCACTTCAAAGAACTGGCGATAGAGGAATACGCAAGGTAAGCGTTCCAGATCTATCGGGAATGACAAGAACTCAGTATCAGGCTGCTTTGACTGCCGTAGGGTTAACATACTCAGAGTCATCAACAACAACTGGTGACTCAGGGTTAGACCAAAAGGTTATTTCCCAGGGAACAACTGCAGGAACAGTGGTAAACATTGGCTCAACTGTAAGCGTTAACTATTATCAGTATGTGTATAGTGGTTTTTCTCACTATGCAGCATTTGGTCACTATGCAGGATTTTATCATGGCTTCTACCATGGTTTTGCACACTATGCAGGATTCTATCATGGTTTCTATCACTCATTCGCACACTACGCAGGGTTCTACCATGGGTTCTATCACTCATTTGCACACTATTCATCATTCGCACACTATGCAGGGTTCTACCACAGTTTCTCCCATACATATGGAAGTTTCTGGACTGTTTCGGCAAATGGAATTTATCCAGGGTATGGAGGATTCGTTTCTCTTGGAGCAACAACTGGAGTTCATACTGTAGATGGTATTAAGCAGGCTAGTGAAATTCAGGTAGGAGATGTCCTTTACTCTCTTAATATCTCAAACTTAGATCCAACAGTTCAAGGTATTCCAGACTTTAATGTTCCAGAAGAACAATTTGAAGCATTGGGAATAGTTGAAACAAATGTTGTAGGAGTTTCTTCATATGTAACAGATTCTGCAATTGTTATCAATGGAGACATCTTTACTGCACCACACTTAATCCTTGCCAAGGATTCAAATGGATCTGTTTCATTCGTAAGATCTGAAAATATTACAGAAGATTACCAGGTTTGGTCACTAGACTCTAGAGACTGGATCCCAGTAACATCTGTTGAGACAATTGCATATATCGAGCAGGTATACACTATTAACTGTGAACCTTATGATATATTCTTTACTCAGAATATGCTAACTCACGATTCTATATCATGGCTAACAGACAATGAAGGTAATGCTATCCTTGATGCTGATGGCAACCCTATATATCCTAACGGCACTGGTAACTAAAAGAAAAGAGACACCATGAGAAAACCAGGAAGAGGTTATTTTCCTGAAGAATGGGATGACCCATACACTATTCCTGATGCAACAGTTGCATTAAATAAGGATAGAGTTGGTAAAGCAACCCCATACTCTATTAGTCCACAAATTGCAGAATTTACAAAGCAATTTAGTGAAAAGGCAAAAATGCCATCAGAAGAGGTTATGGCACAAATTCATGATGACTCTTGGTATGATTACTATCTTAGTGGAGAGAGTTATTTTATTCCTGAAAATAGATGGGCTCACGAAGTTCAGCGTGGTCCAGTTCATGTAAAGGATAACATTTATGCTATATACCTAGACGCTGATGTCTACATAAAAGACTATCCTAGAAAATATAATTACTCTGGAAAAGTTGTTGAGGCAATTGCCTATACATTTATTAGTAGAACCCTTTACAGGTATATAAAAGATAGGCCAGACCAACTAGATTTTGTTAATTACGATGATCTATCAAATGATGAATGGTGTGCTGCAACTTATAAGTGGGTTATCAGATGGCTCCCTAAAAATAAATGCAGACTAACATTTTATAGCACCCCAGAAATAGAAAAGGCTTTGCATTGCAAAGTAGAGAAATTTGTGATAGAATGTAATGAAGATATGGCAAATGTAGAAGTTCCAGTTTATTTTAAGTCTGACTTAAAACTAAGCATGCCCTATATAAAGCACGACTCTTTAATAATGTATGTGGAGGTTGAAGAAATTGAATAGAAAAAAGATTACCTTTATTCCTAAAAATGAATACGTAATTGAATATGCACCAAAACCTGAACCTATGTCAAAAAACCTTCCAGTTTGGTGGAGAAAGTCTCAGCCATATATTGGCGGAGAAAAGAAAGTTATCAATGGTCAGTATAATGAAACTGTAAAGAAATGTCCAGGAATCTTGGATCTAATTACAACTGGATATATGCTAAAGACCCCGTGCGATATTTATATTGATGCAACAGGCGAAAAGGTGGAATTTCAGGTTCAAGAACTTCATAGACAGTCTATATCAATGCATAGTCGAGATCAGGTAGAATCATGGGATTTTGACAGAGAATTGTTTATGGATGATATTTTTAGAATTCATCCTATGTGGGTTGTTTCAACACCAAAGGGATACAGCACACTTTTTATTCATCCATCATTTTATAATGATCTTCCATTTGAGGCTGTCCCAGCAATCATAGATACAGACATGTATGTATCTGATGGACCATTTTCTTTTAGAATTAAAAGAGGATTCAAGGGAGTCATAGAGGCAGGAACTCCAATTATTCAGTGCATACCATATAGAAGAGAAGAGTGGGAAGCAGATGTATTAGAAAAGCCACTACTTAAAATTTTAAACTCTCTTGGAGTAAAACTAAAGTATAAGTTTGGTGGAGCATACAAAGCAATCATGTGGGAAAAGAAGGTTTTTAAATAATATGGACCTACACGCAGATAAATATAAGAATTCAGAGCCACTGGAAGATCTGACCGTAAAGTTTTGGACTTCAACGGCGTATGTTGAGACTACTCCAAGTCCTGTCCCAGCAATAGAAAATCTTCCAAAATGGTGGAAAGATAGACCACTCTATCAAATAAATGATGATATCCAAAAGTTATCAATTATGAATAATCGTGGGGCAGACTCCGCAGCAATTAGTGTAAAACACTGTATGCCTTATTTTGACGCACTAACTGCAGGATATCACTATAGTTTGCCAACAACTATTACTGTTAAAAAAACAGATGATCCAAATAGACCAGACATCACTTGGGATGAAGATAGGCCTAGACCTATTGAGATGAGAGGCCATATTGAGTTGCCAGTTCCATCTGGATGCTATCCTATTCACTTTGTTTGGGACATGAGATGGGGAACAAAGTTACCAGATGGATGGTCTCTAATGATTACTCATCCAATTGGTAGATGGGACCTACCTTTTATCACAATGACAGCAATTCAGGATGCAGATAGATGGTCTACAAACAATGTGGTTACATTCTTCTTAAGAAAAGATTTTGAAGGAGTAATTCCTGAAGGAACTCCAATTATGTCTATGGTTCCTATCAAAAGAGCAAATTGGCAAATGGAAATTGACCACAAACTTCAGAATGAAGGAAGTTGGGACTTAGAAAGAAAAAGAAACTATGTATATGGTTTCTACAAGAAGCACCGCTGGGTTAGAAAGAAATATAGATAAGGGGAATAAAATGGAAGATCAGCAGGTATACGGAGACTCTAATATGAAGAGCAACAGTTTGTCAAAAAAGCCTCAAAAGTTTTTTGAGAGACAAATTGATATAAATGATTTAGTAGAACTTGAAAAAACACTTCATGTATCCTACGATCAGATTAAAAACGGACAACTAATTAAGGGTCCTAAAAACGAAAATACTCCATGGGATGCATCTGGAAGTATAACCACTATGAATTGGAATAAGTATAACGTTTTTCAAATTTATGATCCAAACATTCATACACTATTCCGTGCAGTAAGAGACATGGCCCAAGATGCCTGTGAGTATTACGAGTTAGACTTTATTAAAGAGCAGTTTATGGTTCAGGGATGGTTTAACATTAACTATAACCATGTTGGAAAGTTAGACTGGCACGAGCATGGTGGAAATGGAGCACCACATTTTCATGGATATTACTGTGTAAAGGCGGAGCCATCTGTAACACATTATCGTGTTTTTGATGAAGAAGTTCAAAACATTAATAAAAATAATCGTGCAGTTCTTTCAGAAACTGGACATCCTCACGCTATGGGCGATTGGGACTGGGAAGGTCCAAGAATCACTATAGCCTACGATGTTGTTCCACTGCGTCACATTCCAAGGGAATGGGAACAGCACTGGATCCCATTGGTGTAGGGGTTGACAATGACAGAAGAGTTAACAGTTAACATTAGGATCGGCGGAAATAGCGGACAGGGCTTTGGTGTTACTAAAGAACTTGCAGATGCCCTAGTGTTATGTTGCCCAGACAAAATACAAATTACAGAAGGCAAGTAAATGGACATACTTTTAGTTATTATAATTCTCTTGATTTCTATTGTTTTTTATAAGTATCACATTGATACACAATTAACAATAAAAGAAATATCAAAAGATAGAAATCAGTTTAGATCTCAAATGTGGAAATTTATAAATAATAGAAGCAGAGAAGTTGAGCATCAAAAGATTTTTACAAATCCATATAATGACTTAAAGGTTAGGATTAATAGACTTGCCGAAGATATCGAAAACACGGACTTCAATAATTTTGAAAATATCAAGGATGAAGTTTTATCAGCATTAAAAGAAATTGACTCCTATGGAGACAAAAAATGATTGAGGTTAAGATTTCAAAATCTTGTCAGGCCTGGGGGCAGTGTGTATTTGATGCACCAAATGTGTTTGATCTTGTAGACAGTGAAAGAAAAACTTGGAAGTATACAGTTGATAATTCAGAGTTAGACAGGATCAAACAAGCACAGTCTCATTGCCCCAACAGGGCTATATCTTTTAGTGAGGAAGAATGATTTATAAAAAAATAGTTTGTGGATTTTCTGGTCATAAGATTGAAGAGTCTTCATGCCCATATACCCTGAAGACATATCAAGTTTGCACAAGATGTGGGGCTAAGGGTGTTAAAGAAGAATAGAATTGCTGTATATGGAGTATGCAAAAATGAAGAATATAATATTCGTGAATGGTATTCTCATATTAAAGATGCAGACTATATATTTTTGCTAGATACTGGGTCAACAGATAATACAATTAATATTGCTAAAGAGTTGGGCATTAATGTTATATCTGCAAAATTTTCTCCATGGTCTGAAACACAAGCAAAAAATACAGCACTTGCTTTACTTCCAGAAGATATAGATATATGCGTCTGCTTAGATTTAGATCAGGTAGTGGTTACTAAAAACTGGAAAGATATTTTAGAAAATTTAGAGTTGGGGTTTGGTATTGCAGAGCATACGTTTACATCCAATACTGGATATAAGGATAATACAGAAACTGTCTCTGCTTCAGCAATTCACGAAAGGCATGGAATTGGATGGATTAAATATCGTCCAATGACCTTTGACTATAATAGGAAGATGGACGATAGGGCAACGGTGCCAATCAGTGTCCACCACCTGCCAGGAACAAAGGAAAGGTTTGACAATAGAGAAACTTTATATATAAACTCCTTTTTAAATGAATTAAAAATAATTAATGCCTACAGTTCAAAGCAGTATTTTTTAGAAACGTATAGACACATCGTCTTATCTTATTTTGAGCACGGAGATTTAGAAAATTTTGTTCACCATTATCAGGAGTTTATTGCAAAATATAAAAACTATGTATTTTATAAAGAAGAAAAGCCAGATGCTTTTTATTGCCTATATTTAGTAGAATTAGCAATGTCTGTTTACGATATGAAAAATGGAATAAATATATTAAAAAGTTTAGATCAAAGTCTTGCCCCACAAAGAATTGCAGATGATATTAACTTGCGAATAGCAATACATAGTGCGATATCTAGAAAAAATGATACTGCAAGAGAACACATAAACTTAATAAAAAATGTCTCGCTACACTCAGAAGTTATAGACTCAATACTTTATGTTATCAGCAATGAACTTGACACACATAATGCTCAAGTCCTTTCAAACTATTATGGAAATATTGGATGGGGCAAATCTCATCAAAAAATGGTAAATGATTTTATTAAGACGCAATACGAAATAGAACTATAATGAATATTCTAATTACTGGAGTTGCTGGTCTTGTTGGAAGTAATTTAGCAAAATCACTGTCAAGATCTCATAATGTTATTGGGGTAGACAATCTTATTGGTGGCTATAGGGATAACATTCCAGAAAATATTCAGTTTATCCATAAAGACTGCGGGGACCTAACTTCCGATTTATTTAATAATATTGATGTAGTAATCCATGCAGCCTGCACACCACACGAGGGTCTATCAATCTTTTCACCGCAAACAATAACTGACAATACCTTTGGAATATCGATGAACGTTTTAAAGTGTGCAATACAGGCAAATGTTAAAAAGTTTATTTTTACATCAAGCATGGCTCGTTATGGAACACAGGACACAGTTCCTTTTACTGAGGATATGAGGCCTAAGCCACAAGATCCATACGGTATCTCAAAATATGCCTTTGAGGAGTCACTGAAGGTCCTTTCAGAGGTGCACGGTATGGAGTATGCAATAGTTGTCCCACACAACATTATTGGTCCAGGACAGGTCTACAATGACCCTTTTAGAAATGTTGCAGGAATTATGATTAATAGAATGCTTAGTGGTAGGCAGCCAATTATATATGGAAATGGACTTCAGATGAGATGCTTCTCAGACATATCTGACATAATTGATCCGATAGTAAAAATTGTTGAAACTAATGTTGGAAATGGAGAAGTTATCAATATTGGTCCAGATTCAAACTTTATAACAATTCTAGAACTAGCCGAAAGAATTTCCTCCTTACTTGATTTTAAATTAAACCCTATATTTTTACCAGATAGACCAAAAGAGGTTAGGTTTGCAAACTGCTCTGCAAATAAGGCTAGGGCTATTTTAGGTTATAACCCACAGACTACGCTATATACCACTCTAAAAAATATGATAGAATTTGTTAGTGCTCGTGGAACAATGGATTTTAATTTTCACTTGCCAATAGAGATTTCTAATAGTCTTACTCCAAAAACATGGACAGACCACACAGTTTTTAACTCTTAAAAACTATATCTATACATAAGGGTGAGAGTTTTGCTTTTTATAAAACTCTGCTATACTTAACACTATTCCGTTTTAGAAAGGACGAAACACATGTCAGATTTTTTTAGTTTTAAACTCCCAGAGGATTTTGTAGAAAAGTATAAGTCTCAGGAAAGCCCATTTGGTTTTAAAGATGCAGCAGAAAACTCACTTGGAGAGATTACCTTTATTCGAACATATTCCCGTGTAAAGGAAGATGGAACTAAAGAACGTTGGCACGAAGTTTGTCGTCGTGTAATTGAGGGTATGTATTCAGTTCAGAAGAATCATGCTAAAGAAAACCGTTTGCCTTGGAATGACTATAAGGCGCAAAAGTCAGCACAAGAAGCATTCCAAAGAATGTTTGAATTAAAATGGACACCACCAGGTCGAGGCATGTGGACATTTGGAACCCCTATGACTATGGAGAAAAAGAACTCAGCAGCACTACAAAACTGTGCAATGGTGTCTACTAAGGACCTTGATAAGAATGATCCAGGAGCGTTATTTGCTTGGGTAATGGATGCCTTAATGCTTGGCATTGGAGTAGGCTTTGATACAGTAGGACAGGAAAAGGGTTTTGCGATCTATTCCCCAACAGAGCCAGCAGCGATTTATGATATTCCAGACACTCGTGAAGGTTGGGTAGAGTCAGTTCGTCTTTTGCTAAACTCTTACCTTCGCCAGAATCAGCCAATTCAGAAGTTTAATTACGACCTTATCCGTCCTCTAGGAGCACCGATTAAAGGCTTTGGAGGGGTCGCCAGCGGTCCAGCACCACTTGTTCAACTACATACACAGATCGACAAGGTAATTGGCGGTAGAGCAGGAGAAACCCTAGATAGCCGTGCTATTACAGATATCATTAACCTTATTGGAACATGTGTTGTTTCAGGAAATGTTCGTCGTTCTGCAACACTTGCTTTGGGTGCAGCAGGAGATGAAGACTTTATTAATCTAAAGAATTCAGAGGTATTCCCAGAGCGTAACTCATTTGACCCAGAAAACCCAGGATGGGCATGGATGTCAAATAACTCAATTTCTGCAACAGTTGGAATGGATTATGAAAAGTATACCGATCTAATTGTTAACAATGGAGAGCCAGGTTTTATTTGGCTTGATGTTGCTCGTAACTTTGGTCGTCTAGCAGATCCTGCAGATGGAAAGGACTATCGAGTTATGGGCTTTAATCCTTGTGCGGAGCAGCCATTGGAGTCGTATGAACTTTGCACTCTCGTAGAGGTTCACTTAAATCGACATGAATCCAAGGAGGACTTCCTCAAGACATTAAAGTTTGCCTACCTTTATGGTAAGACTGTTACCCTGCTTCCAACACACTGGCAGCAAACAAACGGAATCATGCAAAGAAACCGTCGTATTGGAACATCCCTTACAGGCATTGCATCATTTGCAGATCAAAAAGGACTTCCAGCAGTTCGTGAATGGATGGATGAAGGATATAATACAATCCGCAAGTATGACCGACAATACTCAGAATGGCTTTGTGTCCGTGAATCAATTCGTGTAACAACAGTTAAGCCTTCAGGATCAGTTTCAATTCTTTCTGGTGCAACTCCTGGAGTTCACTGGGGGCCTGGAGGAAACTTCTTCCTCCGTGCAGTTCGTTTTGGAGATACAGATCCAATGCTACATTTGTTTAAAGCAGCAAATTATAATGTTGAGAAGGATGTAGTCTCAGCAAACACATCAGTTGTATACTTCCCAATTAAGTCAGGCCATCCAAGATCTGAAAAAGATGTAACATTATTTGAAAAGATTGCTCTTGCTGCAACTGCTCAAAAGTATTGGTCAGATAATGGTGTTTCTGTAACTCTTTCATTTGACAAGGAAACAGAGTCAAAGCATGTTGCTCCAGCACTTCATATGTATGAGGGGCAGTTAAAGGCAGTTTCATTCCTACCAATGGGGAATACTGTTTATCCTCAGCAGCCTTATACTCAGATTACTGAAGAGGAGTATGAAGGGTATATTGGAAAGTTAAAGCATATTGATTTTGGTGCAATTTACGATGGTATAGATAATCTAGAGGCAATGGGTGAGGCCTACTGCACAACAGATTATTGCGAGATTAAAGCCAAGTAGTATGATAAAATAGACTTATAATGTCTAGTCCATCAAACCTATATGCAGAAAAAATATTTTCAGAGCACCCAAAGTCTTTATGGGCTCTAGATGATAAATGCGACTACATTTCACTAATAAATGAATCTTTTAGAAACATGGACTCCTGGGAAATTACTGGTGGACTTAATGAAACATACTCTATTTCGGATGAGCCTTTCCCAGAAAGCATAACTACATCAATAACTGGAGATGTTATACCAGATAACATTCTTGGAGAAATTGTATGCGTAAGCCCAGATATGCCGCTAAACCTTAATCAACTTAACTCTGATCTTGGCACTTTTACAGTAGCGACATATATAAAATCGCTTAGTCCATATTTTGCTGGAATAGAACTTGGTTACGAGTATGATGATACGACTAGTGGAGAACTTGTAAGAAATCTAAAGCCATTTAGCATATCGGTTTCTGATACCTGGATTCTTGGATCAGAAACTTTTATGATTCCAAATGAAAATACATCTTTTAGACTTGTTATAAAAATTAAGTATTATGGTGGAGCGCAAGATAGCACATCAAATATATTTTTGCTTAATGGACTAAGTGTTGGCCAATGGTCAGAAGAATTTAATTCAAACTCTCTTGGAATTTCTCCAATAACTCTGCCACAAAACTTACCAGTTGACCAATCATACGGTATTGAAGCAAAAGCATATGGATTAAGTGAGCAATCTGGATACTATTTAGTTTCAGATGATCTTACATTTCTTGGTGCAAAGAATAGCGGAGTTCCAATGGTTTTTGGTGCTTCAAATACAACAATTGTTAGACCTATGAATGGCCCATCTTTAATTATTCCAGGTGGAGGATTTTTAAATGAAAGCGGAAAATACAAAGAATATACTTTAGAGATGTGGTTGAAGATTGACTCCTACACATCTGAAGATACAAGGATTTTTGGTCCAGTAGAATCAACAGATGGCTTATATGTAAGTGGGCCATTTCTAAAGTTGAAGATTGGCGACTATGTTGGGGCACATTGTGTTGGAGAATGGTCTAGACCAATGCTTATTCATATTAGAGTTGTAGATGATACAGCAAGTCTTCTTTTAAATGGAGACGAGGTTATTTCTTTTACTATTGATCAATCAAGAATAACATTTCCAAATAAAACAGAAAGTGTCAATGGCTTAGATGTTGATCAGGACTGGCTAGGGTTTTATGCAACAGAATATATTCCTAGATTTGAACTTGACTGTGTCGCTGTGTATTCTTATAAGGTTCCTACTACTGTTGCTAAAAGAAGGTTTGTTTATGGGCAAGGTGTAGAGTTTGCAGAATCTATTAATAGTGGTTTTGGTGGAACGTCAGTATACTTTGACTTTCCGTTTTCTAAATATACCAATAACTATAACTACCCTGACATAGGCAGATGGTCTCAAGGGGTAGTTGACAATCTTAGAATAGACAACAATATTTTATCAATGCCAAACTACCAACTTCCATCGATTAACTTGAATAAGTATACACCACTAGACTTTATTAATGCACATAACTCTTCATCAATTCAAGCAGAACAAGATAATTTTATAACCTTTGGTGTAACTAGATATTTTGACAACTCAACAACATTTGATGACCTTCAGGGAAATCTTGTATTCCCTACTATTGATATCATTGGTGGTCAGACAAAAGCAATATATGGAATATTTAAAAATAAAACTTTAACACCAAATAAGCAGATCCTATTCAGAATAGAAGATTTAACAAATGGAAACTACCTGTCTGTTGACCTAGAGATGGAAGATGTTAAGTATAGATTTAAGTTTAACGGAGAAGAGTCAGTAATTGAATCTGCTCCAGGATATATTATTAATGAAGTATTTGCTGTTGGATTTAACATTAAAACATTCTCTGACTACTACGGTCAAAACCTTTCAACATTTTTTGGCAATCCATCCAATCTTTCAGTTTATTTAGGTGGGTCTAGAGAGTTGTCAAATACATTTTTAGGAAACATATATTCTTTTGGATTTTGCAATGCAAGAAATCTTTCTAAAATAAAGGATTCTTTTGGAGAGACGGGCGTAGTCCTATTTAATGAAAATGCTTTTGATAATCTATCAGAAACAGTTATAGACTCAGACCTATACAGCAGATCTATGTGGGATTACTTTTTAGATGGGGGCAGTCCAAAAAGTTTTGCAGTAAGCAATCTTCATTCTCACGTTGGAACATACACGTTAAGGCCAAGATCGTATATGGGTAAGTTTATTTTGGATATAGATGCTAATGGATACTGGGAAGACTATGTCCCACTTACATATTTTGCAAAGTATGTTCAAGATACAACAGGGTCAATGTATTATGACCTAGACTTTTTGCAGTTAAACATAGATTACCCAACACCAAATATTTATAAAGAGGTAGAAACAAAGACTGGAACTTGGACATACCAAGAGTTACAGTATGACTATCAGGCACCACTTCAGAGAACTTATGCCTCATTAGACAACCACCTATATACTGGATATAATGATTATCTAGATTTAAAGAATCGTGTAAATAAAAATTATGCTTATGATACAGATACTGCATTACTAAAATCTTATATAAGTTTTCAATATATTGCAACAGGTGCAAATGCCAATCATAGATTTTTTACAGATGTAGATTATGCACCTCAGAATGGAGTAATTCAGCCAGTTGATGGTTGGACAACCACAAAGTATGAGTTTGTCAATAATATGATTGCTTATCCTCCAAAGGGCGTTGACTTTAATGATCTTGCACTTGTAATGCATTTAGACTTTAATGTTTCTGGAATTTTATCAAATCCAATTAAGGTTAAAAAATTACAGGTAGCATCTCAAGCATTTAACTCTAATAGTTTTAATCCTATTGGAACAAGATTCTCAGAAGATATATATCCTTATCAAAAGTCTGGAATCTATTATGATTATAAGGCTCTAAATCCTTTTACAATTTATAAAGGAAGTTCCCCATATTTATACCTGACCAGAACAAGTGGAATTGAACTTCGTGGAGGTTATGATCCAATGGTTGATCGTGGAATCGCTATTCCAATTAATAGATCAAAAAATCCAAACTATAAGGTAATGGCTTTGCAGGCTGGAATTAGATATGATAAAGATGCGTTTCCTCTTTCTCCAACAGAAATATTTCAAGTAGAAGATAAGAATAATTTAATTAAGTTTTACATTCAGGCTATACAGCAAGATGGCAAGCGTGGGAAAATATATGCCATCAACTATAAAACTGGACAACGTGAAAATGGCATAGGTTATTTTTTGAATGGAAACTTGGTTCGTGAGGCAGTTATAACTGTTGGCGAGTGGTCATTCCTAGGTGTTTCATTTTCTAAATTATTAGATTTTTCAGAATATTCTGGGTCTTTAAAATTAAATGGACCACTGCTGTTTAATGCAATATCATACTATCAGTCTATAAGGCTGCAGCAAGTTCAGAAAAAATTTACCAGACCTTGGTTTAAGTTGATGGGCTCAGGGTCTTATGACCTAAACTGGACATACTGGTATGGATCCTTTACTTGGAATGAGACATTAATTCAGTCAACAACTAATCTTTATGGTGTAGATCCAGCAGACATATATAGCGCCTACATTGGAACAAACAAGATTGTTGTTGGAGATAACTATGGCCTATCGCTCAAAAACTACGAATACTCATTATATTCTGACGTAGTGTGGAGCAAGACAGTTCAAGATGCCCTTTAATATGGTATACTTGTGGTTATGAACAATAAAGACGGACTACTTTTTGGTAAAAATGGCAAACCACGTATGCCAGGTCAAATTGGTGAAACCAAAGTAACAATGATTGAAAAGAATTACAACTGGGGAATTTATGTTTGGAAAAGAAAGAACGGTAAGTGGTTTACAGATGGCGAAGGAAATATCCTAAATGTTCCATCATTCCGTGGTGATCTAGGCCAACTTGCAAAACTAAAAGAGGCTGCAGCATACTATGGAGAGCCAGAAGGCGAAGCACATTTTTTCCCAGGTATGGGACGAATCACTGATGAAGAGTATTCTGAGCAAGTTGATAGAATGAAGGCTGGATTAATTCCTAATCTAAATGACCTTGGTGCTGTTCAGGCAGCAAAGGACACTATTGCAATGTATGGAGATGAAGAGTAATGTCTGAAGATAACGAATATTTTATTGGTGCAAGAATTGACCAGATTGCAAAAGCAGATGATACTTTTGCAAAACAGGATCCATTCAATAAGTCTTGGGATGAACTAAAGTCCCTTACTGGTTTAGACAATAACTTTAAGCGACGTGCATCAAGAATGTCAAAGGCTGAAGCAACACCATCATATCTAGATTCTGCAAATGCGGTAAGCACAGGAATTGACGGGGCCAAGTCAAAAGAAATTAATCCTGGAATGCTTTATAGAAATGGTTATGGACTATTCGATGTAATTACACCACCTTGGAATGTTTATGAACTAGCCAGTTTTTACGACACATCATTTGCTAACCATGCTGCCATCGATGCAAAGGTTGAAAACATTGTTGGGTTAGGATATGACTTTGAGGTATCACCAAGAACAATGCTGAAACTAGAATCTTCTACTGATTCTGGTGCAACAGACAGAGCCCGTAAGAGAATTGAAAGAGCAAAGATTGAGTTAACGGACTGGCTAGAATCTTTAAATGATGAAGATTCATTTACTTCTACAATGGAAAAAGTGTTTACAGATATGCAAGCCATTGGAAATGGGTATCTTGAAATTGGTAGAACTGTCAAGGGTGAGATTGGGTATGTAGGTCACATACCAGCAACAACAATGAGAGTTAGAAGACTGCGTGATGGATTTGTTCAAGTTATTGGAAACAAGGTAGTTTACTTCCGTAACTTTGGTGCAAAAAATCAAAATCCAGTAACCGATGATCCAAGACCAAATGAAATTATTCATTTCAAACAATACTCTCCACTAAATACTTTTTACGGAGTTCCAGATATTATTTCTGCAATTAGCGCTCTTCATGGTGACTCACTTGCTTCACAATACAACATTGATTATTTTCAAAATAAAGCAACACCAAGATATGTTGTAACTTTAAAGGGTGCAAAGTTATCTGCAGATGCAGAAGACAAAATGTTTAGATTCTTACAGACTGGACTTAAGGGGCAAAACCATAGAACCCTATACATTCCTTTGCCTGGAGATTCAGAAAATAATAAGGTTGACTTTAAGATGGAGCCTATTGAAAATGGTGTTCAGGAAGGATCCTTTAAAGAGTATCGCAAGTCAAACAGAGATGATATTTTAGTAGCACATCAGGTCCCTCTTTCAAAACTTGGTGGCTCTGACTCCTCTGCAATCGCTTCAGCATTGTCACAGGATAGAACATTTAAGGAGCAAGTTGCAAGACCTGCACAAAGAAATCTAGAAAAAATGATCAATAAGATTATGCGTGAAAAGACGGACATTCTAGAGTTTAAGTTTAACGAACTTACACTAACCGACGAAATTGCACAATCACAGATCCTTGAGAGATATGTAAAGACTCAGGTCATGACACCAAATGAAGCAAGAATTGCGCTCAGATTACCACAGAGAGACGGTGGTGACAAGGTCCTCGACCTAAAGCCACAACAGGTTTCTAGTGATAATGCTAACCGTGAAAGAGACTCCGAAAGAACTAACAACCAATCAGATGGGGCTGCCACAGTTAGCGGACGAAATCCGAAAGGAGAAGGTCGCTCTTCTGAATAGTCCAAATAGTAAGACTATTTAAAAAAGGGGCCTATAATATATAATACTATGAGTATCTCTAAAGCCCATTGGAACACTGAGGGCGAGAATGTTCGCCTATCGATGCCTTTGACAAAAGTTGACAAAGAACGTCGTATGGTTTCTGGTTTTGCATCTTTAGATAATATTGATAAGCAAGACGACATCGTAACAGCAGAAGCATCAATGCAAGCGTTTGCAAAATTCCGTGGGAACATTAGAGAGATGCACCAGCCAGTAGCAGTAGGCAAGATGGTATCATTTAAAGAAGATAAGTATTTTGATCCAGAAACAAAGAAGTTTTATAACGGAGTATTCGTATCCGCATATGTTTCAAAAGGTGCACAAGATACTTGGGAAAAAGTTCTAGACGGAACACTAACTGGTTTTTCTATCGGTGGTAGAATGAACAAGTGGGATGATGCCTATGACGAGAAGTCAGATAAGTCAATTAGAGTTATTAAAGAATATGATTTAGTAGAGTTGAGTCTTGTTGATTCCCCTGCTAATCAGTTTGCAAATATTGTTTCTGTTGAAAAGGTAGATGGTATGGATATTATTAAAGGTGATGAAACAGTATTAGAGAATGTTTTTTGGGATCAAGAAACTGGTCTCGTAATGGTTTCAGAAAATGAGTCAGAAGTTAGCCCCACAACAGGTGAACAAATGACCAATATAGGGTTCGTTGAAAAAACGGATAGTGAAAAACTAAATATGATAAAGTTCTTAGTTGATAGTGCTAAAGGCATTAATACTTCTAAGATGAACAAGGAG